TCTTTTAATCTTCTTACCATCCGATTTTGAAAAATATTTTATAAAATATTTATTTTTCATTCGTACTCCTCATTGTTTGGGTCTGTTGTAAAAGTAGAATATTCTTTGCTTTTAAAACTTTCATCAGTATTTACTACACTTCCTTTTTTGTTAAAAATTTCATTCCATCTCTTTCGATAGTTGTCGTTTGAAACTCTGGATGTGCCATCCCATTTAGGTTTTTCTTGGCTCATAATATTACCACCAACACATATAGGGATAATAAGGTCACAAGTCCTAGAAAAGAAAATATTATTATAAAAATTCTATTCATTGAAGTGTTTCTTTTTTAAAAGGTTGAACATCAGTTTCTAAAATCTTTTTCATCATATTATCATAGTCTTCGGGGGTCAGTATAGTTTTATAGATCCGTGATCCGATAGCCATGAGCGATGCAGCAACCATCCCGGGATCGTTAGACTCACTTAATTTAAGGGAAGCTTCATACAGGGTTTGGTAAATGTTTGTTAAATCATCATCTGAATATTTAGGAGGAGTTAGAGTTTCTTTTATTTCTCCTGAACTCAGACATTTTTTACACTGAATCGTTTCACCTTTTACAAGGGTGAAACCATTTCCATTACATTTATCACAAATCATCTAAACCCCCACCAGATTAAAAATAAAGGTATAAAAATATGTTCAAAAATTTCATACAGACAAATAAAAACTAAAAGCCAAGTAAAAAACATACTGGTTTTAGATTTTAAAGTTAGATATTTAAACATTCCTTCATGCCATGTAGTAATTTTTTGTGTAATTTTTAATAATTGTTTTCTCATTGTTTTATTATTATGTAGTTGTAAATAGGATATGAAATAATATTTCCTGGAACATATTCCTTTTTATCTTCATCCCATATCGTATCTCTTTGTTCTTTAGCCACTTTTTTTTGAACTAAAGTTATAATATTTTTATAATTACAACCCCATTCCCCCTTTACACTTCCTCGATATTGATATTTTTTATTTTTAAAAGGAATATTATCGTAATCCATAGCGAGATTTCTAGCCTTTCTAAAAACAGATTCATCTTTAACACTTCTTTTATCAAAAGTTCCACCTGTATAATAAATGAGTTGATCTTTCTTCTTAGCTGTTTGAAGCCAGTAGTCTATATCTTTTGGACTAACAGTAAATTGAGTTTTAGGAACATAATGTTTTATGTCATCTGTTACTTTAGAATGATTTTTTTTATTAATTTCTAAAATAGAATTTTTAAGTGTTGCAAATTTAGGAGGCACCACTTTCATTTTATCTATTTCCTCAAGAATCTTTACAAATAAACGCGTGTAAGATTTTGAATTTTCTAAATTCTTTTTTATTTCTTCCTTAAGTTCTCCGGACATCAGTTCTAATGCCTGCTTCATCACATCTTTTTTCATTTTTTATCTTTTCGTGCCGTTTAATTTTTTTAATTTTTCATTAGCAACTGCTTCAACTGTTTTACTGATCGAAAGTTTAGTTCCGTCAGGAAGAAGAAGCTTTGATAATTTAGTTAGCACTGCGTAAGCTTCTTTTGATAGTGAGACATTTCTATATTTTTCTTTGTCCATATTTCCTTTCCTTGTTAGCCACTATTATAACATTATTTTATATGATTGTCAATGAAAACATTTGAGTAATTTATGCCCACTGGTCCACAATTTATACACGAATTATCGTCAGCCCATTCATCATGACTCGTAAATTCATGACAAATAGGACAGGTATAGCTATCTTTTTCGTTTGTCATTCTTTTTTCTGTTTATTTTTTTATTTTTTATACTACCTTTGTACTTAGATTTTACTACCTGATTAGAGTAAAAATCTTGTAACCACGACTGAGTTATAACAGGTCCTTTTCTAGACATATTTTTTATCCTTATTTATTTTTTTATTTCTTTATATAAAATTATACCACACTAATGTGGCAAGATTAAGGCAGATAGGAATTAAATGGTAGATGGTAATTCCGCACAAGCATACTTTGTAAGTATTTGATGCTCATTAACATATTTATATCCTAATTTTGATAACATAATTGCAGATTCTTTATGTGCCCCACGGGAACACTCATACCAACTATTATATACTTGCTTAAGTTCTATTGGGGGTAAACAGGCAGGTCCAGTTTCTAAAAAAGAACACACCCATATTAATAAAGTAAATTTTGTCATTTTTAAGTTCCAGTTCTGGGGGCATACATTCCCATTCTTTTTTCGTGCTTATTTCTATTTTTTTTATGACGCCCCGGACGTTTCTTTAAAGTTCGTTGATGGTACGTATTAACTCCCCACTTAGGTGATTTTGACATCCTTATTTACTTCCGTAGATTTAGTAAAAGCTGGTAAATATTTTATACTGCCATTAATATATTGCCTGCAATCGGAACCACATGAAGTACAACGAAATATTTCAGGATTGATCGAAACAAATAATCCCTCATGCTCACACGTGGGGCATACGCCAGTTGTCAGTTTTGTTGATAAATCAAGTGCTTTCCCAAAAGGACCTTTTCCGTACATGTTTTTCTTTTCTCCTATACTTAGTTTTATCTGGAATAGTCTTCGGTGTAAAGAACTTTAAAACTTGAGCAACTGGATTATGTCTTCTAGGTCTGTTCTTCTTAAGAAAAAAAGCATAATGCTTTTTATTCATTACCCTGTTTAACCTTTTTGTAGATTAACTGCGGACGGGCCTTTTGCGCCCTCTTCAACATCAAACGTTAATGCATCACCTTCACGCAGCTCTACATTAGCTGCTTGTGCTGCTGAATTATGTACAAAAACATCTTTTTCGTTGTCTTCACGTGCTATAAAACCATAACCTTTAGTGGCATTAAACCATTTTACTTTTCCGTTTATACTCATATTATCTCCTTTCTTGTCACTTTTTATTATTCTAGAATAAGTTTTTTAATTGTTTTTGAGCCATCTATATTTATTTCTACTTCTGCTTTAGATTTAATACATGTATGTTGTATCCGAGTATTTCCTGCATCGGCTCTAGAAGCATGACGCTTGCCTTTGAGGCATTGGGATAAACTGGGCTGGATACGATGCTCGATAATTTGATTATCCATTATTAAAAGTAGGGCAAATACAACCTCTATCATTGGTGGTCTCCATTAGCAAAATTTCTTTGCTTATCTTTTAGTTTTTCAATATCAGATAATATCTTTTCTACATCCTTTTGTAAACGTTGAATATTTACAGTATTTGACATCATATCCTGCATTGCTGTTTCTATTTTTTCTACTTGCCCACTCATATGTTCGATAAGCATAAATTGTTCTGAATCAGCGGGAAGGCTCCCCAAAAGTCCACGGGGCCAGCCTATTCGGAAAGCCGTGTTCTCTGTAAGATCCTTCTCCATAATTTTTAGTTGAGTTGAGTGTTGATTTAATTTTTCTTGGATAGAAAAAAATGCCCAGGTTCCGATCGCGACGAGAGCGATTAAACTCGCTACCGTTTTCATCGGCATCTGTACTTTGGCTTCGTCTGAAATTTTGAGTGCCATTAGTATTTATATCCCGTGTTTCCTTGTTGTAATTTTTCAAATAATTTTTCATGTTGTTCTATAATCTCTTTATCCATGTTAAACATCTCGTCAATTTTTTCTTCATTCATTCTTACTTCGAATTCTAATTGTTCAACTTGTTGTTCAAGCACCGCCTGCGTAGTAGATAGTGAAAAGGTACGTTGAAGACTCCAGCCGGCTAACGCCAGGAGGATTCCTACCAACAATGTCATTAATTTTTCTAGCATTTTTTACTCAACTTTAGCATCTATTTTTTTCTTAAGTTCGGTACGTTCCTTTTCTACTTCTTTTAATTGATCTTTTAATTCTTGACTATCAGGATTTTCTCTTACAAGTTTTTTTAATTCGTAATATTGTTTAGTTAATTCTCTATATTCGGTTATATCCATTCGTAAATAAATTTGCTCTTTTAGATTATTTAAATCTTTAGCATCTACATATCTATCATCAATAAACCAAATCCCTGTGATGAACGTAAGAATAAGTCCAGCACTTGCTAGTGTTTTTAATATCCTCATTGACAACTTTCGCACTCTCCAGTGTCATCTACCACACATACATCATCTTTATGATTATTAGTCTCATGAGTTGCGTCGTGTGATCTATCTTGTTTATTTATACACCCACAATCTTTGCAAGCACATGTACCATATTCATCGGCATGTAATTCTCCGCTACAATGACAATCGTGAAAACATTTAGGACATTTAGCCATTTGGTAAACAACTCCCTAACCATTTTAAAACCTTTTTAAAAGGCCAACAAATAATTTTTTTAATTTTTTTAATCATCTTTTTTCTCCTTAATATCATAGAAGAATCTATCTGAATCTTCTGTTACCCATTTATTTTTATCTTCAACATTCCAATCTGAAGTTTGTACCTTCCAATCAAAAGGTATTTCATCTCTCACTGTGAAAGACGGAATGCTCCATATCAACCTATTATTAGGTTGAGCTGCATAATTGCCATTTTCTAATGCCAATATGTGTGCACACTTGTGTTCGTGTGATATTTCAGAATGATCTGTATCTACTATATTACTCTCTGGATGAGCCCAGTCAACAGTAAAGAGATATGCCCCCTTATGCCATTTTTTGTCTTTTCCTATATATTTCCCTGCTTGGCCGTCTAGGATGTCGAAAGAAGTAACAGCAGGATAATAACTAAAACAATTCCAAAGCTCCAGCTCATCAAGTCGCACCCTAGGTACTTCTTCAACATCAAATCCTCTTTGAATGAAGGCTGAAATAGGTAGACGATAGAACACCGCACCGTTCTCCATAATAGCATGAAAGAGCACAGGACGTCCCGTAATAGATGCCAGGCCAAATACAATGCAGTCTTCAACTTCTCCATGATGATCCTTAAGATCGTAGAGATATTCTCTCCGGATCTGTGCATACGTCACGGGTATGTTTGCATTCAAATAAGCCATGCATTATAAACTATTTAATGATTAGTTCGTATAAAATTATAACAACTATGATTATGCCAATGGTAACTTTTTTATTAGCCTTAGCTAATTCCCATATTTTTTTGGCATATTGTTTTACTTTTTCCATAATATACTCCTCTTTTATTTTTTATTTTATTGTACCCCAATTTGGTCCAGATTCATAGTCTACTTTATTAGGAACTTCAAGGTTTACGGCATGTTCCATTACAGTTTTTATCTTATTTGCATGTTCATCGTCTACAACCGATATATCTAATTCATCATGAACCTGTATATGAGGAATTATCCCAAGATTATAATATAAGTCAATCATAGCTTTCTTTGTCATGTCCGCAGCGGATCCTTGAATAAGTTTATTTAAAGCTTTGTATGTATAAGCACGTTTAATCCCTGGTCCGTGTTCCGCGAGCGCTTGTTCATGAGGCAATGCCTTATGAATTCCAAATTGATTTGGTTCCCACAGATGGAAACGACAAAGCCGACCTAGAAGAGTTCTAATTCTTCCAGAACTTTGAGCACGTTGCATGACTGCATTCATAAGTTGTTTAACAAATGGAACTTGACCGTGATATTTTTTAAATAAATCTTCCGCAGATTCTTTATTAATTCCTAATTCAGCTTGTAGTTTATTTTTTCCCATCCCATAGAACAGGCCAAGGTTTATAGTCTTAGCCTGTGTTCTAGGTATATCTGCCATCTCGGATACAATGCTGTGAAAATCTGCTTCTCCTTTTTTGTAAGAGTTTAATACTTCATCAATTCCCATAAGATTTTGTAGTGTTGCATAATGCACTACAAGTCTTGGCTCCTGTTGATTATAATCAAAACAACCCCATGTATGGCCTTCTTCAGGCAAGAATAGACCCCTAATCTTTTGTCTAAGATCCTTGTTCTTTGCCGGAATCTGCTGGAGATTTGGATTAGCATAAGAAAATCTTCCTGTTACAGTTCCTCCTGTATCTCCTCTTAGTTGATTAATTTCTGCATGAATACGACCCTTGTAAGAATGTTTTATTATGGTATCAATGAATGTGGTATGGGCTTTGTTTATTTCACGAGCCTGGGTTATTAATTTCACCAGTGGGTGGGGGTGATTTTGAAGGAAATTTTTTGTAAATGAAGGAGAGTTTGTCTTATCAGTACGGTCAAAAGGTAGGTGAAGTTTTTCAAAAACTTTGGCAATGGATCTTGCTGCCCATATTTGAACATCTATTCCTGTTTCTTTTTTTACTTGTAACAAGTATTGCTTTTCTTCTTCAATTAACTTGGTTTTCAATTTATGCGCGTTTTCACCATCTACTCGAACTCCTAAGAAACGCATATCAACCAAACAAGGAAAAAGATCAGTTTCCATTTTAAAAACTGCTTCTAGATCCTGATAAAGTATTTCTTTTTTTAATTCTTGCCACAGGTCTAATGTTATTTGTGCATCCTTTTCTGCGTATGCACCCACATAAATGGCAGGTAGTTTATACATTTCTGCTTTAGGATCTACTCCCCAGCTTTTTGCAGCATCATATAAAGCTGCTTCATCTTTTCCTTGGCCTGTGTATCTCTTAGAACAATTATTTAAATCATATCTCATTTGATTTTCATCAACTAAAGCTGATGCAATCATGGTATCTACAATTTTTCCGTTAATTTTTAATCCTAAAGATTTAATCCAACATACATCATACATTGCATTATGAAATATTTTGTCTGAATTAGTATTTAAAACACTTTGAAACCATTTCAATACTAATTTTCGATCCATATTACCACCACCTTCATGAGCAATAGGATAATAACCACACCAATCTTTTACTGCGACAGCTATTCCTGTAACATCTCCATTTTTAACTACGGAACCAGACCCCATACGAGTATTTAAATTAGGGTCTTTTGTCTCTAAATCAATTGCAATTTCGTCATGCTTAGATAAATCAGGAAACTCTGTTGGAGGTGTCCATTCTGTTTGTGGTTTAAATAGTGGTACTTGTATCATTTATTTTCCTTTCATTTGTTGGTTTGTTTTTTCCTTTTATCTTTAATACTATTTTGTAAGTCATCACTAAAAGACGCAAAAGGGCTTGTATGTTGCTCCTTTTCCTTTCTTTCTTCTGTTTGTCTTCTTGATTCTTTATAAGATTCTTCTAATTCTTTTTTCTCTTTCTCCGCTTCTTCTAAGAAATCTTTTTTATCCTGATAGTCACGTTCAATCGCCATTTGACAGTAATGAATTGCTTTTTCTAAATCTTTCTTTTGTCCTTTCTGCTTGTGTCTGCACAAATATTTTATAGCATTCCCTTCTGCAAAAGGAATATTATTTTTATTTATAAATTCTGATGGTTGAATGACCATAGATTTATAATGAGTTCCACCCACCTGCTTTTTATATATATCGCTCATATTCTAAATGCCTTATAAATATCTTTGGGTTCTATAATATGTAAATGGTCCTTGGTCCTTGTAGCGCCAACATAAAATAATCTATTAACATCATCAGGAACCCTTTCATATTCTTTTAGAGTTTGTCTGCTTAAATCAGTTAATAAAATTACATTGTCTGCCTCTCCACCCTTGACCCCATGTATTGTAGATAGTAAAATACGTGGTTTTTTATTTAATTGCTCTCCATTCTGTCTCATTTTTCTAATATAATTTACTTTTTTAGAAGGTGCATTATTGAATGCGTTATACCAGACATCGTCTACCATTAATCCATATTTATTTTTACATTGTTCCAGAGAGTAAAAATTATCTTTATTTAAAAGTACTAATGATTTTTTGTTTGCATGGGATTCATCCATATAACTATAAATTCTTTTTATTCTTGTATAATCTAAAGTTTCACCTTTTCTCCAGGATTCCCACTCAGTAATTGCTTCGTATAAATCT